CCTCGCCTTGTCTGCTGTCGCTGGATGATCTCGACGAGCGACCTCGTCTTACCCGGTGCACGCGGGCGCGTCGGAGTTCTTGGATAGGCAGGATCAACCCGAGGGTGTTGCATCGAGTGCATCGCACCCTGGGCTGCAGCTTCTACGGTTGCATATCCCTCAATCGAGTACTGCGGCACACGATTGCGAGCTGATCCTCGGATCCCTCCGAGCTGGTGATGACGTGTGGACGAGCCACCGGATGGTCCGGCCCTCCGTCGAGGAGCCGGGTGGACTCTCCGGTCATCACCGACCGCCGCGCAGTTCCTGGCGAAACGGCTCGGGCGTGAAGCCCGAGTCGTCGGGAGCTCGGCGCGTCGGCGACTCTCGGACACGCGATCCGGGGCCTGAGCCCGGGAGCGCGAACCACGCTGCCTTCCGGGGGCGAGCCCCGGGGGCAGGAGAGCCACCGCCGTGCCACGCTGCTGCTCCGGTGCAGAGCGAGCACCCGTACGTCCGAGCGGAACGCTCCTGGGAGCATCCCGTCGGCCGCAATCGGCTTGGCTGCGGGTCGGTCGGAGCGTCGCCGGCGATGGTGCGCGAAGCCCGCCGAAGCGGAGCGTCGCAACCTCGCGGGCACGCTTCCCTCGGACTCCCGGTCTCCAGGTCGCATCGCACTTGCGCAAGCGCGGTTGAGCGTCGGACCGGCAAGCGGCCCGACGTCGGCGACTCGTGGCACGCCGGGCCGAGGGCGAGCTCGTCACCGCTGTCGTGAGACAGTGACGACGGGCGTCCGCTCGACGCTCTGGGGCGTGCCGGATCCGGGGCAGGGAACCACCATGCGCACAGGCACGCTCGTGACCACGGCCGTGGCCGTGACCGGAGGTGCCTGCCGCGCCTCGCCGAGGTCGATACACGTGTGCGTGACACGAGCCCGGCGACGGCATGGACCTTGGGAGTCGGAACGAATCGTCGCCGACTTTCGTCAACGCCGATCCTGGTCGACTCCGATCCTTGTCATCGTCAGTCCGTGCCGCATCGACGGTTTCGACGAGGCCGCTCGAGCCGCTCGCGATTGCGGTCGAGCCTGGTGTGCGACGGTTGGGTTCCCGCGGGGCACCCGGTTGAGCTCGAGACTCAGTTCGTTGGGCTGACGGCCTTTTCGGCCCTGACCCGTGCGGGATGAGTTCCTCCCCCCGATGGGTGGCGTCCCGCATGGCCGACGAACCTCTCGGTCCGCCTGAAGAGCACATGCGGGGGACGTCTCGCGGTCTTCGTCCGAGGCCCATGTCCGACGAACCGTCAGGTTCACCGAACGCGGCGATCGAACGCGAGTCGCGAGCGAGCAACTCCCCGTCGCATTCCGACGCGTGTTTCATCCATCTTGAATTGCCAAGGAGCGAGCGACCAGCCGAA